TGGTAGGTATTGTTGTGCCCATCCAGCAGTTGTGCTTGATCTAAAATCAATATATGAACCAGGCGTAGTCATTTTTTGAACGTTAGGCTGTACTATGCCTGCCGTTCCTAGTGTAAAACTTGCCATTTTAAATTAATTTTTTAATTGTTAATAATTTTTTAGTTTAATTTTTAGCCCTGAATCATTATTACCTGAAATAGCTTTTACTTTTATGCCACCAGCTTCAACATAACCCTCAGAAGTTTTTCTAGGGTCCATATTAATATTTTTAGCTTCTGCTGTCATTTGTTTTATAGCATCTGCTTTGCCTTGTTCATAAAAATGGTTTGCTATTGCATCAGGGTTAGAAGCGGCAAATAAAGATTTATGAAAATCACCAGCGTTAGTAAGAAGATTGTTCTTATCAACGTATTTATCAAAAACATTTGTTAAATTTTGTGATTCTTTTACTTTATTAACATCTTTTACATTAAACCTATACTTCTTGTCCCCAACTTTAAAATTAAAACCTTTAAAATTTTCATTGAAAACGCTTTCAGTTTGTTGTTTGAAATGTTCTGTTTGCTTCGCTAATAATTCATCAGCTGATTTTTGCTCGTCATTGTAGCGGTTGAAAAAATCTATTGCTTTTTTCTGCTCAGGAGCTAACTTAGAACCCAACTTGACTTCTTTGTAATATTGATCCTTGAGCCCTGTTAAAAAGTTTTTAGCATTGGCAACCTCTTCTTTTAGAGCTAATTTTTTTCTTTTTATTTCTCTCTCTTCATCAACCTCACTATCAAATGAAAATTTATCTTCCATGATAAATTGTATTTCATCATAACTCAAATGAGGTTTTGTTTGTTTGTAATATTCAACTAATAATGTATTCTCATCTACGTTTGTGTAGTCAGCATTTAGTCTAACATAGTCATCCAAAGTACCTCCTGTTTCATTCATAAACTTTACTAAGTCCATAACGTTTTCAGGATAGTCTATTGGTTCTTGTGCTTTTTCTTCCGGTAATACTTCTTTTTGTTCCGGTGTGGGCTCGGTAGCTTCAACGCTTCCATCCACTCCATCTTCGTCAGTATTATTTGTTTCAATGGTTTCATCGGTTATTTCTTCTAAAACTGGTGTTTCTTCTATTTCTTTTTCTTCGCGTACGTCTTGCAATTCCACTTTGGTTTCTTCCCCAGCTTCTTCATTCTCGCTGCTTCCGCGTAACACGCCATCTTTTGTTTCTTGTTCTTGAACGGCATCTTTTTGTTCTTTAGGTTCGTTTAAATTTACTTTATACACTCCAGTTTCTTCATCAAAATTTGATGCTTTTTTCTGAACTGTTTCTTCTTTTTCAGCAATAGACTTTTCTTCAGTCTCTACTGGTTTTACTTTAATTTCTGCCATAATAAAATATTATATAATTGTTTAAAATTTATCTTGGATCAAATTGCTCTAATCCAAATCCACCTAAATTATCAAATCCAGCGGATTCAAAGTTTTTCGGTGGTGCACCAGATTTTCTCTGGTCTATTAATTCACTCTGTTGAGAAGCTTGAATTTTTGTTCTTTCATCTTTACGATCTTCTTTATACTTCTCTTTATTTTTAATTACGTCTGACTCAGCTTCTTTAAGCTGCATGTTTAATTGAAATTCATATTCCATTAATTCTTTCTTAATTGCAGCTTCTCTTTCCATTTTTGCAATGTCAAACTGTGATTGTGCTTGTGCAATTTGCACCTTGCTTTCAGCAATACCCTGTTGTTTTTGAATATCTGCTGCGGCTGCGGCTTGAGCTGACTGAGCATTTGATTGAGATTGTGCTTGGATATTCTCCATTTGCATTTGTCTATCTCTTTCAAATTTTTGTTTTCTTCTTAATTTTAATAACTGATTAGCTAATTTAAGATTTTTAATTTCTCTAACGTCTATTGCGTCGTCTAAATCTATTTGCTTTTGGCTTATAGCCATTTGAATATTATTTTCTAATATTTGCTTTTCTTCTTCATCTGGTAATAATTCTATAAAT